TGTTTATTTTGTTCGTTTTCTTCTCTTAACTCATCACCAAATAATGCTTCTGTAACACCAACTGCTGCTAATGGAACTAATATAGCCGCACCAGTTGCGGACATCATAAGTCCAAATGCTCCTTTTGCACCAGTCTTTAGTAGACCAAACATTCTCGCTAAAGCACTTTGACCACCAGCTTTAGGAACTGAAGCTTTAGGTAGTTTTGAAGGACTGCCCTTTGGTGCACTCGAAGGACTACTTTTCATTCCTTTATATAACCCATAACCAGTTGCGGCTGTAGCAGTTGATCCAATAAAACCAGAAGGATCATCAACATCATTACCCATTAACATATTAATAGCTGCACCACTTCCAGCAATTGCCATTATAGCTAATCCTGCAGGAGTCATTAATAATCTTTTGCTTAAAGCTAAAACAAGCCCAGCCATTTTACCCGGCATTAAGAGTGTAGCTACTCCTCCTACGAGTAACATAGCTTTTCCTATGTCTCCAGCTTTATCCTCACTTGTTCCTTCAATTAGTTTATTGATACTTTCTAATCCGCTACCTACAGCATTTGAAATTCCTTCAAACAATCCTGATAATTTAGGAAAACTAATTCCTAATTTTTCTAAATTAAGTAATAATCTACCAGCTTCCTGATCAATTTTAGGATTTTTTAAAAGTGCTCCAAGAGCTGCGCCGATTAACCCAAATTTAGGACCAAGTAAAAATCCAAGTGAACCACCTGTTATAGCTCCACTCACCATGTCTTTCACTTCCTTTTTAGCATTTGGTCCAGTTAGAAATTCAGCGATCTGATCACCAAACATAAGTCCAAGACCAGCAATGCCTCCTCTTAAAAGCTTTGATCCTAATAGACTTGTTAAAAAGGCTCCAGCAATTCCAATAGGTAAAATCTTACCTAAAGCTCCGCCTATTCCTCCAAATAAACCTTTTCCTAAATCTAATCCTTTTTTACCAGCACCTAACGCAAAACCTCCAGCAGCACTAGCTGCTCCGCCAACACGACTAAGAACAGATGCTTTTTTTTCTCTACTTTCTTCTAAATCTTCTCGTCTATCACGTGTATCTTTGCTCTTAACGAATTCAATGAAAGAAGAAATTCCTTTATTAGTTTCTTTCTGCTCTTTTGCTACACTAGATAATGCTATATTCGTTGTACCTAAAGTAGCGTTTATTTCTGCCAGTGTTGTCATCTTCCTCGCCTTTGTTCTTCTCGAGCTTTTTCTTCTAAATGCTCATTTAATAACATTAAATATACCTCTCTCTCCCACGGTAACATTTCTTCTAAATCTGATAACGAATAGTTAAAATGTTGCATCATTAAAAAATTAGTCTTGAAGTAGTTCTCCAAGGTTTCATGAGAGAGGTTAATTAAAAAAAATCTTGTAAGCCTTTCAATTCTACTATGTTGTCATGATTACATTTTATACATTTAAAATTTTGCTCATGTGTTATAGTCGGCATATCTTCAACAAATTCTGTAATCTTAGTTAATTGCTCATTCGTTAGAGAATTCACAAACTTTTCAACTTCTTCTTTAGGCTCTTCGCTGATGACAATATTATCATCTCCAGATTGAACTGAATTCATGCAACTTATAATAGAGTTAAATAAGATTTCTGTTTGTGAACCATCTTTTTTAAGATAATCAGGATTTGCCATCATATCTCTGTATGTTGGATATTTCATGTGTATGCTTATTGAATCCGTTATTTTAATAGTTTTAGATTTAATTTTAGATGATTGCATCTTAATATCTTCTAAATTTATTTTAACTTCATTTTGTTCATTACATTCTACACATGCAGATAATACAGTAGCAGTTTCACCTACAGATTTAGCTCTGATTTGAGTAAAAATATAATCAACATCAAATGTTGCCAATTCATTTATTTTTATTTCAGGCACACATGTTTCTATTGAATTTAACATAGAATTTAAAATTTGTTTAGGATCTTGAGATTCATATGCTATTAATAAATTTTTCTGTTCTTTAACAAGAAAAGGTCTAAATTTAAATGTTTCTTGTGATGAAGGTACTACTACCTCATACATCGGTTTATCATTAGATAATACTGGCAATGCCATGTTTCACTCCTTAAAAAATATCAATTCCGCCAAGAGGTGTATCAATATCCATATTGATAAAGTTTTGACCACCTTTAGCTCTTCTCCAGTTTGTGTATGCAAATGTAACTGTTAATTGCACTAAACCGTCGAGTTCATTGTTTAATTCAATCGCACTAGATGCTATCGGAAAAGCTTCTAATAAATCCACTGAATAAACGCTTCCTCCGCCGAGACCAGCATTAAATCTTATTGGTCCGACTTGTTTGCTAAAACCTTTTAATGGTTGCCTTAATTGGTGTATAGTTACTGTTTTAGCATATTCATTTTTATAATTGGAGGCTTGTCCAAATTCATCGAGTATTGTACTTCTCCAACTATCAAAATAATCTTTTATTCCGTAATCATTCATTAAATAGAATGTCATACTTACATCATCTACGGCGTAGCCATAAGCTACTTTTTGGAATTCCATTCCAATTCTTCTATCATTAGTCAGTACTTGTTTTGCGGGCATAGTAGCGTTTGAGCACAATATGTTTAATTCTCTTGAGCTCGCACCACCGCCAGTTCCGGTGAATGCGCCTATCAAACTATTTAATATACCACCGCTAACTCCTACAGTGGGTAATGTAACTAAAAATTTATTAGGTCTAGCAAAACCCAACTTAGTATTCATTAATGCTTTAAGGTCTTCGATACTATTAGCCATTTATTTTAATCCTTGAATCTTGATAGACTTTTCCGGCCGACGCTTTTTCCCATTGTGCGGTAGGCAAAAATGCAGCTATTTCCCATTCAGCCGCTGGCACTTCAGCAAATCTTGATTTAACGTGTGCAAGCAAATAATGTTTTAAACAAGGTTTAAAATATCTCATTCTTCTTGCACCCTTTAATAACTCGTAAGTTAATCTAAATCTTGTTGATTCATCATATTTTTTATTATTAGTTGATTCTAATAATGCATCTAAGAATTTTGCTCTTAAAATAGGAGGAAGATAGTGTAGATTGATTCCTCTGAATCCGCCTTCTGCTGGTTCAATTGGTATAGTCAATGGAAACCTATCATAAAAAGGTAACTTATCTTTATGTTTCGGATCATAAAAATACATAAACATAGATCCATAACTATGTGATGCTTTGCGATTAATCTCTTGTTCTCTCATTAAAGCTTCACGATTTACTCTCGTTAGTCTTTGAATTCTTCTACGGAACCATTCGCGTGATTCTTGTGTACGAGGATTTATACCTGCACGAAAAGCTTCAAGTTCTAATTTTTGAAATAAGTTACTCATAAGACTATTTATAACTTTTTCTTTCGCTTTTTTCGAAAAGGTTTATATGGAGTTAGTTTCTTTAATTTGCCCGGAACTGGTCCTTTCAATAGTTTCATTTCTTTTAAAGTCTTTTCAGTCCATATTTGAAATTCCCAGCCTCTGTCTCTTGCGTACTCGGTTGCTGCTTCCCATTTATTCATATTTTTTATATAAGACAGACTTTCAGATATATACTGTTTAGTTCTGCGCGGACCTGCGGGAGGAAGAGTTTCTTTTTCCGGTTTTATCTCTACTAAGAGAGTTTTATCTTCAAATACAATTTTCATATCAACAAAATATCTATGATACTTTTTATCTACTTGATAATAATATGGAACTACTATTTCTTCTGAACTCCAGTATTTTACTTTTGGATTTTTATCACACCATTGAAAAACAGATTTTTCCCAAAGAGATCTGTATATTATATTATTAATGTCACCTTTATATTTAGATGCATTTTTGATTGTGTATCTACCAGAATAAGCCATGATTTTTGTTATAAATAGAAAAATAATATTTAATAATATCTATAAGGATTAACATGTCAGATATAGGATTAGCGGGAGTTTCTACAACAGCTTTAAGCAGAATTGGACCTAATGGTGAAACACTAGCGGGTGGAGTTAATGATACCACATCAAGTCTATCACCCTTTGGACCGGGTAATGCCAAAGGATTGAATGCAGCTAATGAAGTCGTAAAAAATGTAGACACTGAAGCATTGGGCAATTTATTCGCAGATGCAATAAATATTGCATCGGGATTTTTAAGTGGATTTTCAACTGATAGAGCTGATTTAAAATATCCTCTTGAAACTGAAAGTGGTG